AAGCGGTTTTTAGTGGTATAGTAAATTTCCCTGATTGGTTTAAGGCGTATGACTGGGGCAGCGGTAGCATAGCTATGGCATCCAATGACCTGCAACAGCAGATGGATGACGCGAAGAGCTCGATAGACGCCCTATATGGTTACGGTACAGCTAATAAACCAGCTGTCATGCGCGACCTGAACATGGGTCTAGTAGTTCAGGGTGTCAATATCCAGAACACCTGGCATACGATAGCCAATTCTGGGACGGTTGGCGAAGCAATGATGACCGCATTTGCCGATTGTGTTCCCTGCAAGGATAGGATACTTGCTTTATTGGCAGTAAATCCTATCGAAGATCTAATGAGTGTTTTTAGCAGAAGCTATGAACGGATGATGAATTTTGTGGTCAGATTATTTGATTTAATAATCGGCGACCACAGTGTGCAGGTTTTTGCTGATTTTTGTAGTCTACTAAAATTTCTCAACTTTATGTGCGTACCAGATTTGGCCAGGATGCTAATTATATTATCTAATCTGGTAACTAAATATACCATCAAGCTCAAAGACTTAGAGGTAACATTTGCAGCCATATTGGGTAGACTCATGGGGCCGGCGCTAACACCACTCGCTTCCCTGCTGGATAAATATATACAATTAATCATTGCTCCCATAGAGTGTGTAATTACCTCGCTAGATGCCCAGTTGCATAGCTTAGATGTCGTACAGGCTTGGAAAAAGGGATTTGGCAAAGACGAGGACGCAGAACGCACCTTTTCACTGAATGCCGTGGCTGGCCCATTGCAATCTCTTAAAAAATATTTAACGGATGCCGCTGACGAAGTAAAGTTCGAGTTCGAGAAGTTACAAAAGAATATTGATGACTGGCTTAGCTTTATGGACGAGCGAGACAAGAGGCTATTTGATGTAGCTACTCATATCAACAATGTAGCCAAACTGATTGGCGTCATACAAGCTGTCATTCTAGCAATACAACAGGGAATCGTTGTGTGTGGTCCCAAAGAGGGAACCACAGAAGAGAGTCTCGGAGGATTCTTTAATAACTATATAGGTCCCAACTTCAGTGTTGACATCAGTATTAAAGATGGGAATGCCTATATACAACAACAAGTACCAGAGGGTTTGGATAAGCTGATTCGGGCTGTTGCAACATATAAAAAAGAACAGAAAAACAAAGATTTGCCTAGTACTGCGGAGAGTAAAGTGCCAGAAGCTGATATTGGAAGGATTGTAGTGCCTCTGCGTAATTGTTTATACAGCGTAACCGATAATGAACTGGCCAAGGTAAAAGACTTGCTCGGCAGTTTCCAGGAGGGTGGAGCGTAAATGCAATCGCACAAGAAAACTCGTAAACATGTGGCTAAAGTTGCTAAGATACTGCGGGATACCCCAGATTCTGTCGAAAAACAAGCCGACGCCAGATCTAAGGACAGGGTGATCGTTGCTAAGCTAGCTAAGATAAGTAGCCCTGTTTTATCCTTCAATAGACGTTCTGGCGTTAACGAATTCGAACAACCTGAATACGACATGGCTGAGGTAGGAAGAATCAGGGATGTAGAAAGTTATGTCCAGCGAGCGTTTTCTCAAAAAGAAGGCCTGATGTTCAAAGAGGGTTGGGAGCTCGTTGGCAAAAATCCTAAAACAATCCAGTACATAAAAAGTCGTTTTGAGCAAATCTCTGCAGTTACTAGCTTTCCTATGTTTAGCGTTATCGTGGGTCTCGGTGAAGATTTAATTGGGTTTTCCAATGCGTTTCTGGTTAAGGTTCGGAACATAAACGCCAGTGGTGGTAGGACTAGAAGGGTTGTTGGCAAACAAACAGCACTCGAACCAGTCGCTGGCTATTTTCCTGTTCCGGTAAGTACCATGAGATTCAAACGTAGCGATACAGGAAAGTTGCTTAGATATCGCCAGGAATTACCCAACGGAAAGTCTAAGGAATTTAGCCCCGACGATGTTATTCATATCTATTTTCATAGAAAAAAGGGATTTCTTGTAGGTACACCTGTACTAATTCCCGTTAAAGATGATATCCGAGCTCTCCGTAGAATAGAAGAAAATATTGAACTACTTGTTTATCAACACCTTTTTCCTCTATATCACTACAAGGTTGGTACCGAAAATGCTCCTGCCAAGGAATATGCCGATGGTACACGAGAAGTAGATGCTGTAAAACAGCAGATAGAAATTATGCCAGCAGAGGGGATGATTGTTACTCCTGAGCGGCATGAAGTGAAGGCTATTGGCGCCGAGGGTAGAGCCCTGCGAGCAGAGGGTTATTTGCAACACTTTAAGCAAAGAATTTTCGCCGGGCTAGGTGTATCTAGTATAGATATGGGAGAATCAGATACAAGTAATAGAAGTACTGCTGATACTCTTAGCCGTAATATCGTAGACGACGTAAAACACTATCAATGTACTCTCGAGACGTTCATAAACGAATATATTATCAAAGAGTTGTTGCTAGAATCTACCTTTGCCGATCCCACTTCCGAAGACAACATGGTATATCTTCGGTTTACCGAAATTGACGTAGATGCCAAGATAAAAGTAGAGAATCATGCAATAAATTCATTCAATAGCAACGCTATAACTCATGGCGAACTACGGCGTATTTTTGGCCAGGAGCCATTAACCGAAGATGGATGGGCGGATACCTTTTGGGAACGGATTGAGAAGCAGAAAGCACTTATACAGGCCGTCGACGAACCATATAGCAATTCCGCCAAAGCTGCTGCTGGTAAACGCGCTCAGGGCGCCGCTAATGCCGCGCAGGGCGTAGTTACTCCATCTAATCAGCATGGTACCAAGACTGGCCCTGAAAAGCGTAAAAGTAGTTTCACCATTGGAAACATGGTTGACTCAAACAATAGAATCACTAAACTTTATAGTGATTTACGCGATAACGCCTTGGCGTCTATAGCACATGGCTCGTTCAAAGATGACTGGTTTAAACAATTAGCGTTGGCTACGGGGACCATGATGTATGACAAGATGGCACCCTTGGTGAGGTTAGATTTCCGCAATGGATTCAAGGAAACTAAGGGTGACATTGAGAGTGCCAATCTAGCTGGGCCAATAAAAGTATTAGAGGCGCGGGTTCAGCGTATTGTTAATCGTTACGTAGAGACGCTGATTAATAGAGTACTTGGCGCAACTAACCAAAGTGATACACCGGAAGATCGTTCTATAAAGGTAGCGGCGGTTTTTGACGCCCTACATGCCAGAAGCATGTTCATCTATGAGTCAGAGCGCAATAAGGCTAGAAATTACGGATTGTTACATGGATATTTGGCCAATGGGTATACTTTAGCAGAGGTAGATGTGGCGACTGATGCCTGTGACGACTGTGTTGCCAAAAAAACCAATAAAATCCATCTGGTAACTGCTACCCTGGACGATATTCCTGGATTTCATCCCAATTGTCAGTGTAAAATTAAGCCGGTTAAGGAATAATAGTTAACAAACTATCGAAAACAATGGCAATGTCTGTTCTTGTCGTTCTATAGTAGGGTGATACGTAAGTAACTGACCTGCTTTTGTTTTCGCAACCACTTTAGGAGTGATAAAGAAAACATGAGTAACTTCGTAAGGTTATGGGATACGGTAACGATTGTACCTAGCGCCATAGACCAGTTCAAGGAAATTATTAAGGACAATTTTTTCGCTACATCATCTGGTCGTACGCTACGAGTAGATATTGTAGCTACTCACGCGGGCCGTCTAACACGTAACTACGGGTTCTACCTCCCTCAAAAAATGAAAGAGGGAGCTATAACTATGGTCAAGGAATACAATAAACCTATTCTAATCCATCACAACTCCCATGAAGACCCAATTGGTCGTATTGTAGCAGCCAGATATGTAGATACATCAGCCGGTCTTACTCAAGATGCCGCGTTAGCCAATCTAATGAAGGACTTGTGTGAGAAGCAGGTTCCTTTTGCCACTTCCTTGTCCATGATAGATCAACTAAGGGATTCCGGCGTACTGGATGATCCTTCATACCCCGGCCTAGGACACATATTGGCTACTGCTGAGATCACCGACGAAGACGCCATTAAAAAAATCTTGGATAAGCGGTATATGACGACCTCTATTGGTGTTACTACCGACAAGGCTATATGCTCTATCTGCAAGCAAGACTTTGTTTCAGAAGGGGTTTGCGACCATAGACCCGGCAAGATGTATGACAATCAGTTGGCTTTTATTATTGCCGGCAACTTGAGTTACGAAGAACTATCGTTCGTTAACGTACCGGCGGATTCGTTGGCACGAGTTGTCACTGTTAATAACGGAGTCGCGCAGGATTCTATTATTGTCAAAGAATCCAAACAAACATGTAATGTAAATGCCAACTTCTATTTTGCCGAGAGCGTGGGAGGTACAAGCATGGATAAAGCAAAGGAAGCCTGGGACAAGTTGTCTCAGTTGATTGTACTTGAGGAGACCAAGAAAGAGGATAAGATCGTGGCCCTGAAGAGTTTTATTGAGGAATTCAAGGAAGGGGATTTGGTTAAGCTAGCTCAGGACGAACTTGGTAAACTAGAAGTAGTAGATGCCGCTCCCAGTCCCAATCCAGAACCTGCTCAGAAACAGGATGAATTGCCCAAGCAAGAACCTGTAGTCGAGAAGCAAGAGCCCGTGGTTGAGCTAGATGAATCAGATAAGCATTATGATGCCATGATCGAGTTTGGGTATAGCTTGTCGCTATTCGATGAAGATTTTGAAGATGCCAAGTTGACCCCGGAACAACGAAAAAAGATGGCAAAATCAACGTTTTGCAAGCCTGGGGAGCGCAAGTATCCTGTGCCAGATTGCAGTCACGCCCGTGTTGCCATGGCTTATGCCAAGAAAAACAACGAGTCTACCAGCGTTGTTGCTTGTATCCGGCGTAAGGCTAAGGCTCTTGGGTGCCCATTTAATGGAGAGAAAGATGCTTTTGAGAAGTGGGAACAAACCGAACTAGCCGAGATTCTTAGTGATTTGGAGAAGCGCGAGAAGGGTAATTCTGCTGATGCAGCTGACAAGGAAAGTGTCCCGCCCCCGGCTCCGGTTGCAGAAAAGACTGATGAGTGTCAGGAATGCAAGGAAAGCGCAACTAGACTGGAAGCTCTGCGTCATGAGCTTAAAGACGTATATGCCGAGTATCAGGAGATGCAGGAGGCTAATATAAAACAACTGGAGCAACTCAAGGTTGGCCTGGCAGACGCAGTAGTTAAGTTGGATGCCATCGGCGGCAAGGAGATTAAGGATATGGCAGAAGCCGCCAAGAGTACTGCTGCTATGTCTGTCGATGAACTATTACAGAAGGCTAATAGCCTTAAGGATTCACTAAAGTTAGATGAAGTCGTCGCTAAGGTTAACGATGGCATGGCTAGA